AACGAGGTTATCTGATGCCTTTAGAATGCTGTCAGCGTTGTTCTTGCCGAACGTCTCTACCAGGTCTTTGCCCATCATGTCGAAAATACGGGAGACCGCTTGAGTCTCTTGCATGATCCGGCCTAGCGCTTGCGACCATGACTCAGCCGCTGTCTTTCCATCCTCTGATGCCGCTTTGCGGAGCGCCTGAACCGATGGAAAGAACAGATTCCCCATTGCTTCTGTAAGTTGCTCGGCGATAACCTGAAACGTTCCTCCATTTGACGCTGTGCGGATGTCAAGCGAAAAGTTTTTAATCTTGTCGAGCATCGTGCTGTCGCCGAACAATTCACCGACGCCAAGCAGCGTATCGCTGATGGACAAATACATGATGTCCATCTGCTTATCGAGGGCAGGCGATATGTCTTGCCACTCCCACCAACGTTTTGTCGAAGTGAACCACCCGCCGTGCTCAGTAACCTCGCGCCCTGTTTTCCCGCCCGTAAAACCGTTGCCAGCCTCTGAAAATCTGCCAGTCATATCAGGAACGCCAGTTGTGATCTGACCTCCCCATGCCATGTTATGTACTTGTTGGCTTAATGCGTTACCCGACATAACAGCAAAAAACTCGGAATCAGCAAAATCATCACCGAAAATTGATCGGGCAACGGTATCTTGCCGCTGATGGTGAGGCCCAGATGGCCCAGCTTTTAGCGGGTCATTTGTAAAGTCGTACGTTCCATCCCACCGAACTCCAGCTTTCCATGCGTCGCTGGACATCTTCATTCCCATGACGATAGCGGCGACCCAAGCAATCGTTCCGGCAGCTGACGATCCACCAGTTACACCTGCGCCCTCGCCTGCTACAGCGCCGGATGCAGCACCTGTCCCGGCATCAACTCCTGCCCATCCGCCGTTTGCGGTGTAGAGCGCACCGATGCCATCGCCGCCAACCATTTGCGTGCCGTTGGCATATATGAGGCCGGCAGAGCTTGAGCCGGTTGAGGCGCCGGTGAAAAACTGAGTTCCAGCACCATATAGGCTGTATACCGAATTTGCATTGTTGGCCAAGCCAAAGTAATTGGCACCGGCACCATCATTTGCACTAGATGTACCGGCAACGGCGTTGATTGCGGCGTTGGCTAGTGAGCCGCCGGTGCTGGTCACCATATTGACGACGATCTTTAACGCCGCAGTCTTGAGCGAGTTTTTCAGGCTATCTACGAAATTCTGGCCGAATGATTTGCCTGATTCAAACCCACGCATCAAAGCATCAGTCAGGGCGCGGTTGATGTCGTCGCTAAATTTTTCCCACTCTTTGGCTTGCGCTTGGAGTTTGGGACGAGCAACTTCTGCACCTTGAAGTCGGCGAAGCGCATCAATCTGTTTTTCAATCGCTTCGACTTCGCTATTGCGACCCCAGATTGATTCAATCATCGCTGCTTCGTTTTGCTTAGTCGCAATTTCATCGGCATAGCGGGCGCGAGTTAGGTACTCAAGCTGATCTGCTGTCATGCCAATTTTGGCATTCTCATATTCAGCAGCTTCAGCTTTCTTGATTAGCGACTCGGTTTCCTTGGATATACCTTGAGCGTACTTGTCGCGGGTTTTTGCTAATTCTTCTGTCTCTTTGGCTAGGGCTTTAACTCCCGGCTGCATTGCAACCAGACGACCCATTTCGACGCGGAATTGCTCAATTTTGAGCGTGCCAGCCGACCAACCTTTGATAAGTTTCTCTACGTTGGTAACGTAGTCAGATGAAAAGGCATTGTCTTCAGTGCCGTGAAGTTTATCCAGGAGCACTTTAAGCGCGTCTGCGTCTTTCTCAATCTGAGACTTTCCAGAGCGAGAGGTTTTCTCTGTGAATTTCTCGCGGATTGCTGCGATTCGCTTTGTAATCTCAAGCTCAGAAGCGCCGGCAGCAATACCTTGATTGCGTGCCTTGGTTATTTCCTGCTCCATCTGTTGCTTCTTGGACAGGTATTTATCACCCTCTTTCGCCCACTCAATGCCATAGCGATCAAGTTCGGATTGCTTTGCCTTCTCTGCGGTTACCTGAGTTTCTGAAGCCAATTTTTTCTCAAGCGATGCTATTTGGGATTTAATGTCGCCTTCAGTCAGGGCAAAGTCAAAACTGCCCGTTGTGAGTTGCTTTTTAAGCGTTGCGATCTGGTCTGAGATGCTTCCTTCCCGACCAACATTGAGCATCTTGTCCCATGCGGACTTAGCAAAGTTTCCGACAGACTTCCATGCGGATTCAAGACCACCTAAATCTTGGCGAATCTGATTAGCTTGCTCTTTTACAGACTTGGCGTAAGTTTCTTGGGCAAGCGTAACCGCTTCAGTCTGACGACCTTGATCCTCAAGGGCTTTAATCTGGCGATAGACAGATGCGGTAAGGTAGTTGTATTGCTCATTAAGCTTGAGCGAGGCATCAACGGGTGATTTACCCAATTCAGCAAACTGCTTAACGGTATCCTCTACCGCTGTACCTGTTGCTTTCTGCATGGCAATAGCTGCCTCTGCAACCAGTCCCATGTTTGACGCTGCAACTTTGCCGGATGCTGCAATCTGAGTCAGAGCATCGACCGCTGCACCTTTAGTCGCGCCGGTTGCTTCAGACACGGCACTCGCCATATTCTTTAGCTGATCGACTGACGTACCGGCAGCGTTGCCGGTCATTATCAATGCTTTGGCTAACTCATGCGCTTCTTTAGAGCCTTGGTAAGCAGCAATTCCTAGCGTGCCTACGCCAGCAGCTAACACAGTGAATGGAGAGATAAGCCCGAGGGCATATCCGCCCAATGCTTTAGCAGCATTGCCGATTCCGCCGAACATGTCTTTTAGCTGACCGCCCTGCTGCAATAGCACAGTCATTGGTGCTTGGCCAGATTGTAGGGATACTACGATGTCGGTGAATTGAGCGGGTACGCCACGCATTGCGTTAGAAAGCTGACCAGCAGAAAGGCCCATGCTATTCATTGATGCAGATGCTTGCTTCTGCTTATCAATGGCTTGATCTAGTTGCGCTAGATAGGGTCGTAATGCGTCTTGGCTGACTCCGCGCTGATTGGCTATAGCTTCGTAATACTTTGTAGTTCCGCGCTGCCCTGCCTCCATTGCAGCAGTCGTGCGCTGGATGCTGCCGATCATGTTGCGAGTTGCTTTATCTAGGTTATTGGCAGACGTAGCAGCACCGTCTCCAATACCATCAATTCCTTTTCCAGCTTTAATAGATGCTTGGGCAACTTCGCCAGCCATCTTGTTTGCGTCACGAGATACTTGCTCAAATCCACGTGATGCGTCGGAGGCGTCGACTGATACTCCTAATATTAAATCTTGATTACCAGTCGACATAATCGCCTCAATCTTTCTCGTTAGATAAAGAAAGCACTTCTGCTTCCATCATCCGAATATCACTAAACGCATTATCCCATTCTTCACCGGAATAACGCCTGTCTAGCAATGAAAATAATACTTCGTACCGCAGTCCGATTAACCCGGACATTCCCACATTCCATTGCGTCGAAAGCTGGCAGAAAATATTAAATACTTCCCAATTTTCAGGGAAAACTTCAAAATAGGATTCTTCCTGCTTTTTAATAATCGACGCAAGGAAAGGATTTGCCGCATCTTTCTCATTACTTTTCTGGTAATAAGCAGATACGGCTTGCTTTAGTTTCCCAAGCGACCTTCTAAAATTGAAACTCTATACGTTTCCATCAACGCGCCAACAGCAGCAGGTACTTCGTCAGAGAGTTGCTGGAGCGTTTCACGCGACAATTCTTCATCCAAATTCCAGCCATCCAAAACTTTCAGCAGATAATCTGCGTTAGTGTCTTTTGTCTTTTCCATAAATTCATACATGGACAATTGTTTTGGCAATTCTTTTGCCTCGTCTTGATCTTCAGTATCTTTGGCTTTATCAAACATTTCATCAACAAATGCGCCAAATTCTGTACGGGTGCGATATTTATAAACAGCTTCAATAGTGCCTTTGGTGCCATCAAGCATATCGAATGAAACAAGACGCTTGAAATTGCGTGGGCGGTTTCCGAGTTTAATTTTTGCCATGACTTTTATTCCTTATAAATGAAAAAAGCCCGATTCTCTGGAGCGACCAGACGGGCGTAAAAAAGGCCCACCGAAGCGGGCCTTGGCAAAACAGGTATTTAAATCAGTAGCTGATTGAGCGACCGAGTACGGTCATTGCTGCGTCGACCGTGTTCACGCTGCCATTATTAAGCTTAGGCATTTCGGAGACAGACATGTATCCGTAACCGTAGGTCACTGCGCCACCGGAGATGGTCTGTTTAAATGCAACCTTGGACAGATTGCGCGAGATGCCAAGAGCGGTGATGTAACCAGCCTGTGCCGGATCGTGAGCAAGCGACAAGGTGATTGACGTAGCGTTAAAGCCGGTCGGAATCTTGATTGCATTGCGTTTGGCCAGCGGTGCAACATCGGTGAATTTGGCATCGCCGCCGCTAGAGGAAATGGTCAAAACCTGCGGCAAAGAAGTCCATGCGCTAATTTTTTGAGCCGAACCAATGCCAGTGCCAACCGGATAAAACGAGGTATTTGAAGCATCCAGACCCTGAATGCTGAAAGTATCAGCAGTCAGGACGGTGATTTTCCAGACCGTATCGGTTGCATCTTCCCAACCAGAGGTCAGAAGGATTTCGTCATTGGTCGAGTAGCCATGTGCAACCGAGGTTGCGACTGCCGGATTTGCGTTAGACAGAACGGTGATGGTTTTTGCGCCAGCAAAAGTGTTGGAAAATGCTTGAACGCTACCTTCGGGGAAGTAATAAGCCATGATGTTGCCTTTCAGAAATGAAAAAGGCCCACCGAAGTGAGCCAATTGCCGTTTTACGGGCGAAAAAAACCCCCCGAAGGAGGTTGTTTGTTTTGGGTTTAGTTAATGACTAACGATCACCCCAAATTGAGAAATCTTGCATTGCTCGATAAACAGGAATATCCGCATCAAAATCATTCATTGGCGCTGATTGTGGTCTGCCGGTAAAAGCCGATGATGTCCGAATCGCATCTTCAATTTGCAGAATAAGCGTATTAGCTGATAGACGAGTATCAGCCCAAACATTTACCTGAATCACTTCATTGCGCTTATTCGGTATTTCATTTGCCAGCGGATTGATAACCTGACCGCCAATGCCCTGAAACGTTACGTAAGGGCGCTGCGTTAGCACCGGAGCAAAGTCGGTATATACACGAGGGCAAATCGTTTTAAGAAGCGTCACAAGGCTGGTTTCAATGCTCATGTGTAATCCTTGTTTAACTCTTCAATCAATCTATCTTTTGCCGCATCCATTGCCGCGTTAAACTGAGTGATGGCCGGCCTGATAAATGGCTTGGCTGCAATTTGTATTGGTTGTGCAAGTGGTGATTTTTTGTTTGTGTACCACTTTCCATCTTTGCCGATATATGACCTGAACTTTTGAATATGGCCGTATTCAACTAAATGCCCGTGCGGTGCTTTTTGCTTGTTATAGCTGACTTCGTAAGTTGCCTTGGTTTCGCTGGAATTCTTCTTTGAATAAACCTGATAGATTGAGTTTTGAAGATTCCCGGTAACCTTCCCGATACGTGAAACATTACTTTTCACGTTGTCGTATAGCACCTGCGCCGCAGCCTGCGCAGCCGGTCGAACTGCACCATTAACATTTTCGTTCATCTGCTGAATCAATGATGAAAGGCCGGCTGTATCAACCTTGATGCGCATGGTCATTCAACCACCTCGGCAACTAGATCAATGTAACGCTCTGCCCTGTTCGGCAAGATAGCGACGATGTTGTAATGATTTCCATCCACCGTTAATCGCATGCCTGAATCAATGCCGGCCATGTAGCGAATGCGGAACGCGGCTTGTACTGTTGATGTGTCAGCCCCGGATTTAATAGCAGCCACACCGGACAAATGGCGAACCGATCCCCACACAGCAGCAACTAATGACCATGATTCAACCGGCTGGCCTAGCTCATCCTGTGAGCTACTACGTTGCTCAATATTTAGGCGCGTATTTAAATTAGCGGCGTAGATCA